TTAAGAGTAGAACACCGTCCGGCAACTCCGCGCCGTAGTCTTCTCTACGTTCGTAGAGCACTTCAGCCTGCAGTGTTTCGGTATCCTCTTCATAAGGAACTCCCATTTCTGTATTAAAGAATGTCATGATGCCGACAGTTCCGAGTTTAAGTGCTTCCTCATATTTACCTTGGAGTTTTCTCCAAGATGCCCAAGGCGAGCCAAACGCGTTCATGTGAAAGCTTCGGCAATTGTACTTCTTTAAATTCTCCGGTGCTTCCGCAATCCATTTACCCTCTCGATACAGTTTCTTCCATTCGAACTCTTCGGATAGTGTTCCGCAGTGATCACAGGCCAAGTAGTACTTGCCTGTATCCTCGTCTGCGTGCAACTTATCCCACGGCGGATACACGTATTCGCCACACGCAGGGCACTTAATGTGCCATACCTCTTGCGTACCACCTAGATACAACTTTTCTATACGGCTGGTGCCTTTGGCCAACGGGGTAGATGCGTACACATGCTTTCGATTGTAGAACGTATTAGTACGCTTTTCTGCTAGGCTCAAAGGGTCACCTTCCGTGCCTGCTGATGCTGGATAGCGGTCAATTTCGTCCGCTAGTAATACACGAATTGGCCTAGATGCCAAATCTGCTGGAGCGTTCGCCCCTACTAATGTTAGGTAACCGCCAGGAAAGGTCTTATTCAATACCGTATTGCTACTGTCCCGAGATTTTACATCGGCCATTTTATCGTTCAGTACTTTTGTGTCACGAATAAAGGGAGCAATACGAGTTTTAGAAAACTCTTTAGCTATATCTTTTGTAGGCAGCATGAACATAATTGGTGATGGAAAGTAGTCAATAAAATAACCCAACACATTTTTAATGAGCTGGGTTTTACCAATTTGCGAGCCTGTCATATATACTACTTTTTCAACATCAGGGTCACTCACCGCATCAAGCATTTCCTTTTGATAAGTTGCCCTATCGGTGGAATACTTCCCTGGTTCGGCACTATCCTCTGTAGATAGCACCACGTTAGCGTTGGCCCATTCCGACGCGGTAAACTTTGGCGGTGGCTTTAGGACACTGGCCAGCCCCTTGAATAGGTTGCATGTGTGCTTCAATCACCTTCACCTGCCTCGTCGTCATCCACGATGATATCATCGGATTCATCGTGGAACATGTTCGGGTCATATTCAGACAATTCAGTTAGGCACTCATTTACCTCATCGAGAAGTGTATCTTGAAGGACCAATAAATTCGTCTCCCCTAACACTTTAGGCGCTGCTTTTAAGGGTAACGCCTGGAGCTTACTTTTAAAGTTATTCAACATTCGATTCATTACGGCTTTAACTGTGTTCGAGCGGTGCAATTCCCCATTCATGATCTTCAGTTTGTTTTCCTCAATCATCCGTTTAGTTCGAGTTAACAAAGTTCGTTCTGCATCATACCCGCCTTCACGTGCTTTCTTTTCGAGTTTACTTTCTCCGGTTTTATACGCAATAAATGCTTGTACTGTTTTCGCAATATTGTACTGTCCGCGTTTTTCCTTTTCGAATATGCCGTCCTCGGTCAACTGCTGAACTCGTCGAGAGCTGATTCCGAGTACTTTTGCCACAATTTTAGATGATACTAATTCGTCAACGATTGATACGTTCGTCACAGTCTCGCCTCCTTTCAAAAGTTGACCGTTTTTGAAGCCGAACAGCAGTTCGGAAAAATAACTAACTAGCTATTCCGCGGGGTTCGGATGACCCACGGAAAATATTTTTTGTTTAGAGTACCTTTATGGCCCCCTCTTTCGGCTGTTGCCCTAGCCCCCATACATGCCTCCTCGCCAGTGCTGTTTGCGTGAATGTTTCATCATATCTTTGGCAAAGGCTTTGGCTTTGCAATTACCTTTACTGCCAAGGACAATAGCATTAGCAGTACACTTATTACGTTTGTTATGTAAACAATCTTTAATATGGCAAGTAATATCTGTCATACTATTCTCTCCTTTCTATTGGCAGTTAGATTCTATTTTATTTGTAGGCTTAATCAATATCACCATAGGATGGTAGTAATTTGTTATAGTTAAGTACTCAAGGAAATCTCTTACATTATGTATTGGTTGTAGCTAAACAAGGCTATTTTTGGTCTAAAACATCTCAGAAGTGTCGCGAATTTATTTTGATATAGTTTGTTATTTGAAAGGATCACATTTGCATTACGAATAGGTACCCCCTATGATGATATTGATTAAACCTGCATAATACAAAAGGACGCCAAGTACATCTGGCGTCCTTTTCTTATTCACTTCCTGTGAAGTTTCCCAACTTTCACACTTACAGTATACCACATGTCGATGTATCGTTTTGTATCGTTTTGTATTGTCCACGCTATTTCAATCTAGCTCGTATACGTCCTACCTCTACCAGGGCTCTATCGTGTAGCTCGCCTCGTACTCTTGCCTCGCTATAGAATAAGATACCGGCTAGCTCTTTCCAGCTTTTCCCTTGTACATATCGCTCAGTCAGTAGGACCGCCAACTCATTCGGCCGTACTTGGCTAATCACCCAACGGACTTCTGATTTAATGGCTTTTAACCTTTCTATTTCCTTTCGTTGCAGTTCGACACATTGCTCAATACCAGCTACTATACCTGATAAATCGCCGCAATGCCCGCCGGATATCCTATCCTTGCTATAGTCCGTGGCGGACAATGTGTCCGCCTTACGTTCTATTTGGGCCTCAATATCACGCTTAATTGAATCTATGCGGTCATCAATTCGTAGTATCTGTTGCATATATTCTTTATCGGTCATTCATCTGCTCCCCTGCAATATCTCCATATCTCGTATAGCTTATATTGATCCTCGTGCTTACGACTCACCGTCCAGGGACTTTTGCCCTCGGCATACACAAGTGCGTTACCCGTACCGCCCCACACATCATCAATACGATAGAAATGCCTATGATACCAATGCTTGTGGTCATTTGATACTAATACGCAATCCCCTTGCTTAAAGTGTTCCATTCCCCATCACCTCATTGATGTATCTATCCAAATACCACCGCGCTTTTTTTAGGTCTTCGAGTTTATCGCCCTTATACCCTGCTCGTGCGATGTACTTAATAACATTACCTAGATGATACGGAAGTTGTTGATCTTCGATAAAGTCAATCACCTCAATCTTGCCTCGCGTATAATGCGAGGGGTGGTTCACGGCATCGTGCTCAATATTTCCATACATCTTATCCATATGCTCAGCAGTTGGTACTTGAACAGCTTCTTTGCTACTGTCTTCGATGTGTCTTTCTTCTGTCTTTTTACTGTCTTCCTTCTGTCTATCTACTGTCTCTTTACTGTCTACTGTAGTCATGTTTGCTTCCTCCTCAACTTCCTTCTTGGATTTATGACAGAATTTAATTGCACAATCAGGGCAATATTTACGCGGCCTGCCCTGTGGCTTTCTAAAATATTCAAATGGCTCTCCACAGCCTTCGCACTCCCTAACCTCTAATTTAGTACCGGTCGGCGGAGGCGTCATAACTTCCATGCACTCCGGACAATAGTCTTCTGAAGTTTTAACCGTAAACTTCGTGCCACACTTTCTGCATTTTTTTTGCATGATACTTTACTCCTTGTACAATTCCTTACGATATTTAATAGCTCCAAGTAGTGCATCTTGCCCTACTTCCTTCCGCTCTAATGCTTTCATCACTTGCTCGTCCATCGTTCCTTTTGTTACTAGATGATGGATAATAACCGGTTGCGTTTGGCCTTGCCTGTGTAGCCTTGCATTAGCTTGCTGATATTGCTCCAAGCTCCACGTTAATCCATACCAGACAATGATGTTGCCACCAGCTTGAAGGTTTAGTCCGTATCCAGCCGATGCGGGGTGTGCCAATAACATTTGAATGTTACCTTTGTTCCACTCGGCCACATCGTCATCGGTCTTTAATTCGACAGCTTTTGGAAAGGCCTCTTTAATCGCTTGCAGGTCATGTTTGAAATTGTAGAATACTAACATCGGTTTACCCTCATTTGTTTCTACCAATTCTTTTAACCGCTCGACCTTCTCATTATGGACAATAATAGTTTCGCCGTCGTCGGTATAAATGGATCCATTTGCGAGTTGTAATAGCTTACTTGTCAGTGCTGCCGAATTCAAAGCGCTCACGTCGTCTGAATCTATTAGGCTCAATACGTGAGTGTACTCCATTATTCTATATAGCCCATATTCCTCGGGACTCATTTCTACCGTGATTACGTTTTCAATACGTTCCGGAAGATTTAGGTAATCCTTTGCTTTTAAGCTCATACAGATATCTTGCATCTTACCGTATATAGCTTTATCTCCTCCTGGTAGTAGACGGTAGCTGTAGACGATATGCCCGTTTGTTTTATCAGGGGTAAAATATCGTAATCGATACTCAGTAAGGGTTTTACCTAGTCGTTCACCGCCATCTAACAAATACATTTGCGCCCATACATCCATTAACGTATTCGGTGCCGGTGTACCAGTTAAAATGACTACTCGTTTGAAGAAAGGCCTCATTTTACGTAGCGCCTTAAATCGTTTGGCCTGCGGATTCTTAAACGATGAACTTTCATCGATGACAAGCATGTCAAAAGGAAACGGCTTCTTATGATAATACTCATACAGCCATTGCACATTCTCACGATTCATCACATAGATA